GCACACTTGAGGTACTTCTGGATGTACGAAGCTAAAGATGCTCTTTAATATTTCCTCTTCCAAACACTGGCTTTCGCCAATCTAGGTTGAGGGGTGTGAACGACTGTCTTAAGTTTTCCAACATCCCAGAGGTTGTCAGCCGCTGGGCCGATCTAGTGACTATTGCAATAAAGCATGGTACACTAATTGGTTTCACTCCTGACAGGCTTGCCACGTCCCAATGCGAGACGCACTGAGTGGATCGCTGGTTAGACGAAGCACTTCAGATACAGTATGTTTCCATACCGTAGAGCAAGTCAAGTCAGACCGTAAACCCTTGCGGAGAACTTAGTCCTCGTACCATCCTTCCTCTTCATCCGAAGACGAATCCTCCTCCTTTTCAGGAGCAGGTGGTTGGGTGGCCTTGGCATTCAGTAACGCCGCTTGGGTCAAAGTGATTCCTTTCAGTGCACGAGCTCGCCATGCGCTCCACATGTCGTACACCATCGAGACCGGTCTTTTCACGTTGGATTTATCATCGGAGTCGCTCGTTTTCACGAGTTGTCCTCTGAATAGTCCTATTTGATCAGCCCGCTCTTCGATAACGCCCATAACCTGTTTAAGGATATGGGACGCCTGGTCCGCACGTAAGCGTATGCCGAGCTTTTGTAAATGCTTCATTGATGCTTCAGCTTTCTCCCAGGAATTGTCAAAAGCCACAATAGCTTTATTGACGGAGACCTCAATTAGTCTCTCCACTACAGAAGGAAGGTACAGACCCCCGTGCATCCGATGTTTGTCGGAGCTGCGGAGGGATGCGCCCACTCCCCAGTAGAATTCACTGCTTATCGTATCAACTCTCTCACGTATCGGCTTAAGAACCTCTAAGAGGCTCTGACACCAACCCGCGATAAAGAGTTGCTCCGAGGCAGAGAACGCTACCTTTAGTGAAGGACCAGTCGAGGCCAACCAATCAATCCAGTTAGGACGACTAATGGCAGTCTGGGCGTCGGGATGCTGTAGGATGACCAACAGGGCTCGGAGACGCGCCGGGATTGACTCCCAGCGCGCACCCGTCTTCTGAGAGGCCTTCCATCTAGCTCCGAATGCCAAAGCTATATTCGCGATACTCGTTGTGACTCCGGAGAAGGAGACCCGTTGAACAGCTGCGATACATGCCGAGAGCGAACTCTGCGACACGGACCATAGTGTCCACGGGAACGCCAAGACCGGTTCACCAGCGAAGTAGACGACCTTCGCAAATTCTAGACTTCGATTGCTCGAAATCATCGACTTTGCTAAACCGATTTCCACGCCGAATGTCGCGCATAGCTTCTGATACTGCTCGGCGACCGCCTTGTCAGCAATAACAAGGTCATCGCCGAGAAGGGCATAAAGCTCAAAGAATCCAGTGCGTCCTGCTCTGTAAGCAGCCAACTGTACGAGGGCGTGATGTGAAAGGGAGAACATTGCCCATGATGACAGAGCACCCATAGGTTGACCCACAGCATACTTCATAAGCGGTTTCCCGCGAAGTGGAGCTGTGTAGGGTCTAGCCACGAGTAGCTCTTGCCACCAGTAAGCGAATGTGTACCCAAATATCACCTCCAACAGTCCACGCTGAAGCTCAACAGGAAACCGATCCGTTGCAGCGGACAAATCGAAGGAGTAGAAAATGGTGTCCTTCAGGTCGGCGGTCTTCCGCAGAAGCCTAACTATAGGCCGATGCTGGTCGAACGCGCCATCCGTCGGGATGCCCTTCAATACGTCCATCAACCAGTCATGCAACGGTTTCAGAGCACATTGAGTCCAGTAATCGACTATTGCGAAAACCCGCACCTTCCCCGCTGGTTCCAATTTGATACTGAGACGGCCGGAAGAAACAGACACAGGCCGAGCAGGGCTCGGACTATGCGCTGCCTCCTCCTCCATCAAAGTCCAAAAGGAACGAGTGGTATTAACTTGGCCCATGGCACTAAGGAAATCCCATAAGAGATCTCCCCAGACGCCAGAAATCCAAGCGTGCGCTGATCGACCGCGAGATTCAAAGCTTGAAGTTACATAACTCTTCTTGCCAGGAATTCGTGGGTCTTCGCCCGACTCCGATACGTTTACACGTACCGAAGCCGAGCCAGAGGACGTCAGCGGAAGGGGCGCGGGTTTAAGCTCGCACGGATCCCGATCCCGGAGATCCCTAGTTCCGTAGGAACGCGACGGCATTGCCGAAACGAACCGACGGCAACCCTGCATCCATTCCTGGTATGCAGACTCGGTAAAGGTAATTCCGGGACGGGTTATGTTCTTAGCCAATTGTTCCTTTAGGTTCACTGGGTATTTAAACCACAGTGCACGATAAAGGCCCAAAAGGGTAAGCCATAAGCGGATCACGGTTCGGTCGCCGGAGCGGATCCTACGACGGTGCTGACGAGGGATTAACCTCGGAAGCCCATCACGGGACTTTGCAACGGTAACCTTACCGATCTCGCGATCGCTAGGATGCATAAGGGACCCAGGGAGCGCTTGCATCAGTAGCACGTGTGCTACCTTAAGATACAATGCAACCCCCCGAATTCCCGAATGCTTTGCTATCTTCGCGACGTGCTTAGCGAACAGCGCACAGGCAATAATATAGTCCTTCGACAATCGTCCTACGGTCAGACGCACCACCGATAAAAGTGGTGACATCAGACCGCGCCAGACTTTCAGATCTGGCCGCCATAACCGCATCTTTGAGACTCCTATTCTTTTACGGTTCAAAACCAGTAATTGTAGTAGTTGAATCATTGATGTTGTTATAACCCGTATCCCTGCGAGGAACTCGCAGGGGCGGAAGGCGCTCCCGAGTAGGGAGTTGGACTTTTGGTCCAATTGAGGGAAGCTACCCCATTGCCGGTTACTGCGCACTCACCCCCCTAGATGACCTAACTCCTTCGGAGGTTTATCAAATAAGTATTAGAGCCGCTGGTACTCAGCCTGGACTAGTACCTCAAAGAGAAATGATCCGAGTCTGACCTTTCAGATTCGAGGGTGGCCCCTTCGTCAGGGGTCCTCTAGCGATCCGGTGAAGTCACCGTTTCCTTCACCACCTGCTGCTTGTATTACCAACAGGCGGATCCCTCCTTGCGAGGAGGCATTATCGTTTCTGTGGGATCTCGCTCAGGTTTCTCTTACTATACGGAATCTCTTCCATATGCCGTGGGAAGACTCTGTTATCGAAGCTGCTCCTCTGGCTCCGTCGTTTTCACGACTATGCCGGGACGTGCATCACACCTTATGTGGCCGTTAGGCTGGTTAGGATAGATGTCGTAGCAAGGTGGCAACACCTAAAGATGCTCGCTAAACACTTTAGTTTCGAATGCTGGAGTCCTACTCAGGACTTTGAGCAATCACCGTGAACTCACG